GGTGACAAGGACTTCAACCAGCTCCAGAAGTACAAGAACGTGGACCAGTTCGATCCGGTAAGAAAGAAGTGGATCAGAGCGGACGACCCGTATAAATACGTCCAGGAGCACATCATGAGGGGGGACGCCGGCGACGGTATCCCGAACTTCCTCTCTGACGACGACACCTTTGTGACGAGCAAGAGACAGAAGCCCCTCACGCAGAAGAAGATCGACGCCTACCTCGGTAGGCAGCCGGAAGAGTTCTGCGACGATGCGATGCTGCGTAATTACAAGAGAAACCAACAGTTGGTAGACTTCTCTTACATTCCTGGTGAGATCAAGGAGCGCATCCTGTCTGAGCTGACCGCTCAGTCCGGCAAGAAGCGCGACAAGCTCTTCAACTACTTCATCCAAAACAAACTGAGAAACTTAATGGAAGTCCTCAACGACTTCTAGTGGAGCATCGACATGCGCAAGAGCGTGGCAGAGATCCTAGAGCAGGCCTCTAAGATCTCAAAGAAAGAAGAGAAGATCAACTTCCTTCGCAGCAATGCGAACCCCGTACTGCTGAAGATCCTTCAGTGGGCCTACGATCCCAGGATCAAGTGGGCGCTACCAGAGGGCAAGGTCCCATACAACCCGACAAAGTACCTGGACCAGGAGGGCAACCTCTACAACGAGGCGCGTCGTCTGTACCTCTTCGTTGAGGGAGGCAACCCGAACCTCAAGCCGGTGCGCAGGGAGTTCCTGTTCATCCAGCTGCTCGAGTCCCTCGCTCCGTCTGAGGCCGCCCTGCTCGAGGCGGTCAAGGACAAGAAGATCCCGTACAAGGGAATGACGCAGAAGTTCGTCGAGGAAGTATTTCCCGGTCTGACTATGGGGGAGGCACCTATCCTATGAGCAAGAGCTATCACAAGAACGCGAGGAAGTTCGACGATGACTTCGAAGAGGACGACGTCGACACCAAGAACGCGAAGAGGGCCGAGAGGTTCACCCGCCAACTGAAGCGGGTATTCAGAGAAGAGAGGGACGTGGACAGCTGATGCCTAGCTATACCTTCAGAGACAGTACCGGTCGTGAGTGGACCGAGTTCATGTCCATGTCAGAGCACGCAGAGTTCTTGAAGAGCAACCCAGAGGTAGAGCAAGTCATGGTACCGACACCGCTGCTCGATCCGACCGGGATGTCCATCAAGGGAGTGAAGAACAAACCCGACAACGGCTTCCGTGACCTGCTGAAGGACATGAAGAAGAAGCACTCGCAGGGTCTGTCAAAGTCCGCCATCAACACGTTTTAGAATGGATAGGTGACCAGATCAACTCTAACCATTTTTAGGAGTCCTATGTTCGGTTCAGCGGGGCTAATAAACGAAGACCAACCACTCACGCTCAGCAGGAAAGAGAGAAAGAATCTCAGAAAGAAGGGAATACTCCCTCCACCAGAACAGAAGCACGGCAGACACAGCCTGGGTAACATGCAGCTCAGGTCCATCTCGCCCCTCACGGAGAACCAACGACGCACGTTCGAGGCGTACCGCACCGGGAAGAACCTCATGCTGCACGGCATGGCCGGAACCGGAAAGACCTACATATCGATGTACCTCGCGCTCAATGACGTTATCAACAGGGAATCCTATGACAATATTACTATCGTTCGTTCTGTCGTTCCAACTCGCGATATGGGCTTTCTTCCAGGTAACCAGAGAGAGAAGTCCCAGGCCTATGAGATGCCGTACTTCCCGATCGCTCAGGACCTCTTCGGAAGGGGCGACGCGTACGAGGTACTGAAGCAGAAGAACCTGGTGAAGTTCATAACCACCTCGTTCATCCGCGGAACCACCATCAACGACTCGGTCATCATAGTCGACGAAGTTGAGAACATGACGTTCCACGAGATCGACTCGGTCATAACCCGCGTCGGAAAGAACTGCAGGATCGTCTTCTGCGGAGACTTCAGACAGTCCGACCTCCAGAAGAACGAGGACAGGAGCGGGTTGATTAGATTCATGGACATCGTTGACAAATTACGCAACTTCGAATATATTGAATTTGAACAGGACGACATCGTCAGATCAGGATTGGTACGTGACTATATCATCGCTAAGACAAACCTCGGCTACACATAACTTCAAGCACGAGCCGAAGCAGTTCGAAGACTTTCGCTGCTACACCCTAGACAACATCCGACTCTACGAGAACACCGACGGGATCCTCTTCCCGTCGGTAACTCATGCGCTGGGTGACGGTAAGAAGGATTCACTAGATGCATGGAGACAGCGAGTCGGAATCGAAGAGGCCGACAAGATCGGACGAAGGGCAGCCGCCATCGGAACGAGACTTCATACGATGTGCGAGCGATACCTCAACAACGACCCTCAATATAGAGCCGGCAGTTTTCCTGAAGAGGCCGAGCTCTTCAGTCGAATACGTCCAGTCCTTACAGAGAGAGTCGGAACGGTTTTTGCTCAGGAGTTTCCTCTTTATAGTCTCGACCTTGGCGTTGCTGGTCGGTGCGATATGTACTGCTCTTTTGATGGAGTACCTGCCGTGGTAGACTTCAAGAGCTCTTCCAAGGAGAAGAGGGAAGAGTGGATCGAGAACTACTTCATGCAGGCCACCGCCTACTCCATGATGCTGAGGGAGCTCGGCCACCCAGTCGAGAAGTTCGCCATCCTCATCGCCTCGCCGTTCTCCATGCAGGTGTTCGAGAAGAGGGTGGACGACTATGTGGAGATGACCAGGGACTACTTCAAGGGATTCCACGCCAAATACGGCTACACGCAACAGAGGTTCCGAGAGATGATCGGCGACCGTAAACCAGACGAGAGGTGACCGATGTACTTAGAACCATGGATGATCGCGGCGATCATCGTCGCCTTCGGCGCCTGCGCCTACGTCAACTATCGAGTTGGTAAGAGGGACGGAAAGAGCGACGGCATGCTCATAGGAATCGAGGGAGCCTTCGCATACCTCGAGAAGCACGGGTGCATCCAGTTCTTGAAAGACGGCAGCATCAAGGGCGGCAAGGGCAAGGCCGACGTCACGGGCAATCTACTAAAATAGTATTGTACTTTCCTGAAGGGGTGTGGTATAAATACATCACCGTCGATGAAGGAAGTTCAAAGACGATCTGGACGCGGGGGCAGTACCCGCCGCCTCCACCACGAACACACCAGATAGGACCGCTGAGTCGATCTTAACTGCTGGAGCCATTCTTATGGGGCGTCGTAAGGCTGGTGTGTTCTTGATGGGGGCGAACAAGGATCGACAGGCGTGTAATAGGCGACTGGAGACGGTAGTGAGGCGACTGACTTTACAGCGCAAAACCATAGGTGCCAACGACAACGTTGCTCCTCGTCTCGCCCTAGCGGCCTGACATGAGTTTTCGGTGGGTTTGACTTGGAAACAGAATAAACCCACCACCCTGAACACAAACACAGGAGACTACAATGAATCCCTTCGAGATTCGCCTCGAGCTGCTCAAGCTCGCTCAGCACATCGAAAACGAACGCGTGATGGCGGAGCGAATTCGCCTAGAGAACGACTGGCACGCGGTCCGCGACAACATGAAGATCCCTTTCCCAACAGTTCCAACAGTACTAGTCGAGGACGTCATCAAGGCGGCCGAGGCTCTCAATGCCTTCGTTTCGAAGAAAGACGCTTAACAATAGGAGTTATGAATGAAGTTCGTTAAACACACCCTCGTCGCCCTAGGTCTCTTGGCCGCGGCCGCAGTTCCGGCCAGCGCCTCAGGCGGCATCAACGTCGGTACCCTGACGTGCGACGTGGATCCGGGAGTCGGCTACCTGATCGGCTCGAGCAAGGACGTCATCTGCGTCTATCGCGGGAACGGCAAGGTAGAGCACTACAAGGGCAGCATCTCCAAGCTCGGGTTGGACCTCGGAGTCACCGGAAACCAGACTGTCGTCTGGGCCGTGTTCGCTCCCGGTAAGCTCGGCAAGGGCGCACTCGCTGGCAACTACTTCGGCGCCTCTGCCGAGGCCACTGTCGCCATCGGCGTCGGTGTCAACGCCCTAGTGGGCGGCATGAAGAAGTCCGTCACCCTGCAGCCGATCTCCGTATCGGGTCAGACCGGACTCAGCGCCACCCTCGCCGGCGCGGCTCTCAACCTCCACACCGTCAAGAACAAGTAAATCTCTCTTACACCGGAGTCTCGTATGAAAGTCAATATTAAGTCGATGAGGTCCTCCTCTGAGATTCTTCGTGGTATCGAGAAGCTGGTGATGGAGAAAGAGCTGAACTACATCGACGCGGCCGTGCACTACGCAGAGACCAACAACATGGAGATCGAGACGGTGGCCAACATCATCAAGCTCTCCAGCGTGGTGAAGACCCACATCCAGGCGGAGGCTGAGGCCCTCAACTTCCTGCCGAAGTCCGCGCAGCTGCCGCTTTGAACCCGTTCGAAGCATACAAGACCTACCTCGCGGTCAAGAACCACTTTGACCGCGAGGGCTACGACTACTTCAAGTACGCTGGTAAAGTTCCGGTGAAGATCGACTCCTTCTATGCCAGGAAGGACCGTTACTTCTTCGAGAAGCTGTCCAGGAAGAAGGACTTCGTCAACTTCTTGGTCGCCAACTTCATCGTGAACGACAAGTCGTACGCGAGGGACCTCACTCACGAGGAGGCCGAGACGAACTACAGGAACTGGGTGCAGAGGACGTCGTCCTTCACATACAAGTTCAAGCAGGACCTCGACGCCATACCAGATCTGAGAGAGGCCATCACGGTACACGACGGTCAGCACCCCGAGCTGCTCAAGCTCTACATGAAGAACAAGATCATGCTGGAGACGGTGATAGCGCTGGACCACTTCATCAAGTTCGTGGACGTGTGGGACAAGAAGATAGAGGACACTCTTCTTTGGCCCACTATCAAGAGGAAGCTGGTGAAGTACCGCCCGTTCTTCAAGTTCGACCGCGACAAGATCAAGGACGTCATCCTTGAGAAGTACAGGAACAAAAGTGAATGAACCGGTTTACTATTATCACTCGGCATGGTATATAGTAACGGTGCGACGCACCGCATACATCGCATATTAAGTCATACAACGCAATACGGAGAATACAGATGGATTTCGCATCCCTCAAGAAGAACAGCAAGTCTCAACTCGAGGCTCTCACCAACGAGCTCTCCAAGCTCAGCACCAAGTCATCCAATAAGAACGAAGACGATCGCATGTGGTATCCCGCAGTCGACAAGACTGGCAACGGGTACGCGGTCATCCGCTTCCTCCCCGCACCTGAGGGTGAGGACGTGCCGTTCATTCGCATCTGGGATCACGGCTTCAAGGGCCCGACCGGCAAGTGGTACATCGAGAACTCGCTGACCACGATCGGTGAGAAGGACCCGGTCGGCGAGTACAACTCCAAGCTCTGGAACGTGTCCGACGACGACAACTCTCCCGAGCGCAAGCAGGCACGTGCCCAGAAGCGTCGCCTCACCTACGTCTCCAACATCGTCGTCCTGAAGGACCCGGCCAACCCCGAGAACGAGGGCAAGGTCTTCCTGTTCAAGTACGGGAAGAAGATCTTCGACAAGCTGCAGGAAGCCATGAACCCGCAGTTCGCCGACGAGAAGCCTCTCAACCCGTTCGACCTCTGGGAGGGCGCGAACTTCAAGGTGAAGATCCGCAACGTCGAGGGCTATCGTAACTACGACAAGTCCGAGTTCGACGAGCGCGGCCCGCTCCTGGACGACGACGCGAAGCTCGAGAAGATCTGGAAGAAGGAGTACCCGCTCCAGCCGTTCCTGGATCGCAAGAACTTCAAGACGTACGACGAGCTGAAGAGGAAGTTGAACGAGGTTCTCGGCCTCGACGACGACTTCGCCGAGCCGAAGGCTGCAGCCCCGCGTCAGCAGACGACCTCTGAGAAGTTCGCCGCCAAGCGCGAAGACGCCGCGCCGACCTGGGACCGCAAGACCAGCTCGACCGACGACGACGAGGATCTCGCCTTCTTCAAGTCACTGGCTGAGGATAACTAAGTCAGGATCGGCACGACCATGATGTGAGTGTGATTCTTCGTCCTGGTCTGTGGTCGTGCCGCTATCATCTCATGGGCGAACTTGATCGCCTTGCTCTGAGGAACGACGTACTCTGGCTCTCCGGCTTCGGCCACGAGGGCCAGAGTTCCACCCTTTTTGGGCTCTACTTTTCCACCCTCGGCCAGCGGTCTCACGATCTTCAGTAGTTGCTGAGTGCCCCTGGCAGATTGGGTCACCGCACCGCCTCCGCCGCTCGAGTCCGACTGGTTTCCGCCCAGTACCGTTATACTGTCTCCAGTGAAGTTCTCCACAAATCCGACGTGTCCGCTCGCTCCAGTGCCGCGCTGGAACACCGCGATATCGCCGGGCTGTACCGCACTTATGTCTCCGCCTCCCTCTCTGCTCCACACAGGAGCGCCGTAGTCTAGGAAGCTCTTTGCCCAAGCAGATCCGGTTCCTGACCTGCCGTTGCTCGCCAGAACTGAGTTAGTGAATGCAGCACACCACGGGGTCTTAGCGACGTCCCATGGTTGGAAGTACTGGCTGATGAAGCTGTTGAGAGTCGATCGGTCTTTGCCCTCGCTCATTCCGAGGTACTGCCTCGCCGTCGTCAGCACGTCACCCGTTGGTGGAGGCAGAGGACCGGAGGGAGCCTGCTCTCCACCGCCGTAGAGGTTCTGTGAGTACGCAGTCTGCGGTATCGTTACCTTCGCGCGATCCATAGCCTCATTGACGGCCTTGTTACCCAAGTTCGGGGCTGGCTCCTGTGGTGCGAACGGCTCTAGGTCCACGGCCGCCACTGGTCCAGGGTACTCAACCGGAGAATCGACTAACTGCTCGGCTGGCGGCGTGGGCGGTGTCGGACCCATGATTGGGGGTGCCAGCATCGCCGGAGCTAGACTGGCCTCGGCCACCTGAGGCGGTAGCGGTTCGAGTCGAGGTGCCGGAGCCGGGGCCTCTTTCATCTGGACAGCTGCATCCGCGGCCTGCTGTTCAAGTGACTCTTCTTCCTCTTCATCGCCGGTATAGAGATAGTCCACGACACCGTCGACGATCTGGTCCACGCTGTCACCGAGCGTATAGTCGGCGACCACACCGCCTATCAGGCCAGCGATGAATCCCGGAATGGCCCCGACGCCAAAGCCGAGGGCTCCACCGACCATCGCTCCCAAGAAAGCACCCACCCACATCAGTCCGACGCTGGCGACTGCCCTAGAAACGATCTGCAGGACCGCCTGCCTGTACTCACCCTTCTTCATGTTCGGGTCGAGAGCCTGAAGCTCAGACCACACGTTCCACAGCTCGTATCCAAGAGCTAGGATTCCCAGACCCTTGGGTAGCTTGTACTTGCTGCTCTTCGGCGCGTCAAGCTTCTTTTCATCGGGAACGTTCGGCGGCTTCTTCGGGGCTTCTGGCTTCTTACCGCCATCACCACCGCCTCGCCTGTTCTTGAGCTGCCTGAGCGCCTCGAATCCACCGGCGACCAAGAAGTCGATCAGGGCGTTGGAGGCGCTCTCTGCGCTCCTCGACGTGTTGCCTATCACGTCCTCGCTGGCCTTTATCTTCTCCTGAAGCCCTTTCCTGGCTTCTTCCATCTCGTCTATCTCTTGAGCGAGAGAGCTGAGAGTTCTGCCGATCTTCTGGCTGACCATGCTGGTCGCGCTAGACAGGGCACGTAGGCCCTTGTTCTCCCTCTCGAGTAACTGCTCAATGTTCTTCAGTATGTTCTGGTTACTGCGATAGTCGATCGGATAGTAGGCTCTCAGAAATGAGTTGCCTATCTTGGTCTGTATGTTGAGCAGTTCTTTGTTGATGGCCATCTGTTAGCTCAGTGGGTTCATTGCGTCTTCGAACAGCTTGGTGGAGGTGTGCTCACCGCTGGCGAAGGTCTTGAGTTCTTCGGTCATGCTGCCGAAAATCATGTTCATGTACGGCGCGTACGTCGAAATGGAGTTCCTGATGGTCTCCTTCGGTACACCCGAACCTGACACTTTCTTTCTGGCATCGATTGGGTTCTGCGAAGTCGTGACCATGTTCTCATCACCGGCCACGGCGGTCTCTCTTGGTGGCTGCAGTTCCATGCTCAGGTCCCTGCCGGCCTTGGGCTTATCCGCCGACAGCGGAGTCACCAGGGCACCGTCCGCCATGGCAGTAGCCCCGGTCCCGCCGCTCTGCTTTATTCCCTGAAGAATGCTCTTTATCTTCTCAGCTCTCTGCAGTCCGCCCGCTGCCCTGTTGCCCGCGTTGTCGCCGTCGTAGCGACCCCTTCCGTTAGACTGTGGGATCGACGCGAACTCGGCCGCTAGGTCGTTCAGGGCCGCGTCCACGTTGTCGTGTCGTCCCGAGATGTAGCCGGCCAGCTTCGGCCTCTTTGCGTCTGAGATCAGGTACGGGAAAAGCTGCTCTTGTGTAGAGGCGTCGAACTTCCTGCTGGTGTCGATTCCACTGTAAGCCACTGCCTCTCTAAGAGTTCCGGGAATGAACTGGTACTTACCGACGGCGAACAGCTTTCTCTGACTCTGCAGCTCCATCACCTGACCTACTGTCAAGTTCTGGATGTCGATGCTCCTGTTACCGGCCGGGGTGTCACCGGCCACACCCCTGTTGTACGAAGCATAGTCACCTTCACCTCTGGCTATCTCGGCCTTGAGCTCTTCTAGGCTTCCACCGGAGTACATGCTGGTCTGGTCGGAACTCGTATTGAACGTGGCGACCGTGTCGCTGGGAGAGCCTCCCATGGACTGCTGAGACGAGTCTCCGCCGACGTCCGACCTGACTTGTGGAGAGGCGGCCGGAGACGCCTGAGCAGGAGAAGATCCGAATAGGTTCTGACTGTACGCTGTCTGCTGCGGAGTGGTTGTAGGAGTCTGACCTTGAGGTGTCGTCGCCCTCTGGTCTGCGATGTTCTGAGCGGCCCCGGTGGTGATCCCGCCCGGAGCCGGTGGTCCCTGCATCTGGCTCCCACCGCCCGTGGAAGAGTCAGCTGCTCCGGCTAGGTTGGCTCCAGCACCACCTGCTGCGGCGGCTCCCGCTAGGTCCGCGCCCGACAGTGCGGCACCCGACGTTGACGTCGGCGCGACCCCGGTGGTCGCGTCAGAAGTCTTGCTCCTGCCGATCAAGCCGTTGACGTACGACTCTACGTAACCCCTCACGGAGTTGAGAACTTGGCTCTTCTCCGCCATCGTCAGGTCGTCGAAGTTGGGAACGACGTTGTTCTTGATGTCTATCGCGTTCTCTTCTTGGTAGATGTCGCGACAGATGAGATATGTCTGGATGGCGAGGGTGCTGGCGACTCCTGCCACGTAGCCGGCCGGTCCACCAAGGGCACCGACGTCCGGTGCGATGCCCGACGCGAACTCTGCTCCTATCGCCTGCCAGCTGTCTCCGGACATGAAGCGACTGAACGAGAAGTAACCCCCCACGAGCGCCCCGAAGATGGGAATGCTCTTCAGACCGATGACCGTCGCTATCCTACCACCGAACTTGGACAGGTAGGTAGGTACCTTCGGTCCGATCTTAGCCAGAGCCTTCTGCTTGGCCGACATGGTCGACCTGCTTATGACGGCCGCAGCTCCAGCCGACGCGCCCACGGCCGCAGTCGCACCGCCCATCCTGGCTATATCACCGGCCGGAGTCGGTACGCTCGTAGTTCCAGCCGGACCGCTCGCGGGCCCGAGACTGCCTCCCTCTTCGCCGCCGGTATCTCCACCGCCCATCATGTAGGCGCCGGCGGCACCGATGGCTGCCGCTCCGGCGATGGCACCGCCCACTATACCGGCTCTGCCGGCCAGTCGCGCCGCTCCCTTCAAGAACGATCCACCGGCGGCGGCCGCTCCCGCTCCCACTGCGGCGCCCGCGACGTCGTCGACTATACTGCCGTCACCACTCGACTGGCCACCGCCCATCTTGACTTGATTGAGGATGCCGTCCAGGGTCTTCTGAATCTTCTGGAGGGCCTCTTCACTGCGCTGGGCGTTCAGCCGGGTCCTGCCCTCGAGCTTGTCCTCTGCTTCCCTGGTGGCTCGGGCCTGCTTTTCTCTGTTGCGAGTATTCTGAAAGTTGTCTAGGGTCTTGCTGATGTCCTCTGTGTTCTTAGTGACACGATCGAGGATCTCGTTGCCGCCGCGAATGTCAGACGAGATCTCTCGCATGGAGTCGTACAGTTCACGAAAGTCACTGACTATGCCAAAGCCCACCGCCTTGACAATTTCATCGAGTGATTCTTGGACTGTCTTGTCAGCCATTTCTGGTTCTCATCTCTTCTTCTACTTGTTTCTTGTAGGCGATTGCCAGGTCTACGTAAACGTCTCGCTCGAACGGCACTAGGGCCTCGATGTCCGAGATGGAGTACTTGTGGTGGTGCGCCAAGCCGAACACTACCTCGTAGTAGTTCTTGAGGTTAGTGTGACTCAGCCCAATATAAAAAAATCGTTCAAGTTCTTGAGCACCGCCTTTCTGTTGTGCCCGAGAGAGTTCTTGTAGTCGATCTCGTAGTACATCTTCGGCATCGTCTCGAAGAAAGTGGTTATCTTGGAGAACGTGGCGATGTCGATGCTCTGCACGAACTCGTCGCGCTCTGCTTCGGGCGCGTCGGCGAACACCGAGATCTTATCGTCGTTCTCTACCACGAACTCAATGCAGTACTTCATGACCTCGAAGAAAGCCTTTGTCTCAACCTGCATGACCGCGATTGCGTCGATCATCTGGGTCGTGGGGTACTTCATGATGATGGAGATTTCGTCGTTGAGCTTGATCTTGGCGTTGTGATCCGGGTTCTTCCTCATCTCGACCTTGTCCAGGTCGATGTCGAAGCTGTACTCGCTGCCGTCCTCGTTGTCAGTCAGGTACACCTTGGCGGTGTTGCTGACTGACCTGGCCCTGAGCTTCAAGAAGAGGTACTCGATGTCGAACGTGGCCAGCTTGTCGGCGTCGAACTCTGGATCTTGGCAGCAGTTGCCGATCACCTGCTTCAGTGAAAGGATGATCTCCTTCAGGTCTCCGCTCTGCTGAGCCATGAGAAGGATCTTCTCCTCGGCGACCAAGAACGGCCTGAACTTGTAGGTCTTCTGTGAAGAAGGTACTTCGAGTTCGAATAGGGGGTACTTCAGTTTCGGCAGTGCCATACTATATCTCCATTTTAACTTCTATTCATCGCAGCGATGATGCTATTGGGTGTGTTGATCTCTCCGCCGCTGGATCCGGCCTGAGACTGTGTGCTGGACCTGTAACCGGACTGGTCGAGGTTCTCGCTGTACCAGTCGAAGTAGCTGAAGCTGACGGGCAGTGTCAGGTACTGGTCATTGAAGGCGTAGCTCATCTGCACGGAGCCGATGTCGGTGGGGAACGCCCTGTTGATCACGGTCTTGTTCACGATCTCCAAGTTCAGTTCATTCGAGCTCGAAGAACCTACTTGACCGGACACGACGTAGAGCTCCATGTTGGTCTCGTACTCGGACTTGTACGCGGACTCGAAGGCCTTCAGACCATTGACCTCAGACCTCCATACGGCCTTGCCCTCGGACGTGTAGTTCACGATGCCGCGCATCCAGTTACGGAAGAACGACAGGGTGTACCCCTTGGCGTCCACGATGAACGTAGCGCTTATGGGCTGGAAGATAGGGGTGTGAGCCTTGAGCTCCGACGGGCCGTAGCCGTACGGCCTGGCGTCCACTGTCGCGAGCGCGACACCCGGCAGCGTGATGCTGTCACAGTACAGCGTTATGTCCTCGACGTCACCGGGATTGGTCGGCATGTTCAGGGTCCTCGCGGCTCCCTGAAGACCCCTCGGCGGCGTGATAATGAGCTTGTACAGGTTGTTTCTGGCGACGCCCTTTCGGGCCATGACGGACCTGAAGTCGTCGATGTCGAAACCTCTACCG